TTCGGCGTTCACGAGGGGCAAGGCTTGTGTGAACATACGCGTACCCATGATCACGCGCTGCCCCTTGACCATGGTTTTAAGCGGCACCATGTTCGTAAGGCTGGCAAACGTGCTGTCCATGTTCGGCACGCTGTACTTGGCCTCGGCTTTGGGCACGTACTGCATCTTGCCGTTAACGAGCGCCGCCACCATGGGCAGGTCGCTCTTTTCTTGACCCGGAAACGCAAGCGGCATATCGGCCAGTTCTTGCGGTGTCCTATATTCGACTTTTCCGGTCTGCGTGTTTTTAACCGGAACAACAAACGTGTGCAGATTGTTGCCAATTTTACGCGCGCCAGACGCAAACCGCATGTCCACGCCCACCTTGCCAGACTCGGGTGTTCGCAGATAGTCGATGAAACCGAAATGGCTTGGTTGTACAGAGCGCGACTCCGCCGGCACTGCATCAAGACTGCCGATGCCGCCTTCGCCTAAACGAGTGACACGCGTTTGATGGTCAAAGATTTCGGCTGGGTTAATCTCCTCCAGACTTGAACCCAAACCAGACCCAATCAGCGCCGCACTAATGCCTTTATTGAACACACCGCTGGGAATATGATCGAGCGATTTCTTAGCTGTAGCTTTCCAAAGTAATTGTCGCAGCGTGGCTTTGTCTTTGCCAAAACGCTCAGCAATCAAATCTTCCGGACCAAATACTTGCTGGAACGTCATGCTGTCGCGGTCGTCAGATTCGGCTTCTTTGCGGTTGACCGCGATTAATTTCTTCGTAATGTCAAGAATGGCGTCAGGCGTTAAAGTTTTATACGGCTTGCCCAGTGTGCGCGATGTAACAGTGTCATCAAGTTCAGTCTTGGCAAACTCGTCGGCAATGGCTTTGATTTTGGCAATCTGATCAGCGTTCGGGTCCTGTTTGTAGACCAGCCGGCTGTAAAGTTTTTCCATTGTGCCGGCGTCGCCCTGCTGCATATTTACAGCCGCGATGTCGTTGCCCCACGCTTCGCGAATTTGCTTGTCCTGCACGCCCAGATTCTTGAGCAGCGGCATAAGCGGGATTTGTGCCTGCCCGATCTGGATCTTGAACACGCCCGTCTGCGGGTCCATGTAATACCGGTGGGAGCGGCCTTTGCCGGGCAGCGTGTTCACGTGGGCTTCTAATTCACCGTTGTCCTTTTGACGGGTAAACACGCCCGGGCGAAGCCGTAACTGGTGCGCTAGGGTGTATTCGACACCCTTGTTCACAAACGTGCCGGAGTCGGTGAGATACGGCACGTTGGCCAGTGTTGCCTGCCGCTGAGAAACGGGCTGGCCGGTCTTGTTGTCCGTCAGCGTCCACGTGCCGACCATCTTGCGGCCCAGAGAGCCGCGCGTGAGCACAGCCTTCTTCTGATCGGCTTTGGTATACGCCTCGGGACCGGCGTACTGCACGTCGCTGAGTTGCAGCGTGTGCAGATCATTCTTGATCGGCTCGATGCTCTGAGCGCTGGTCAGGGCTTGATTGAAGATGTTCTGCCGCAGACCCGTAACGTCACCAAAAGCGCGCGGCTGGTCTTGCGGACTATTAAACATGTCTGGCATGGGCTCACCTATTTATTTTGGGCGAGCGCTGCCAGTTGTTCGGGGTCCACCCACGGCGTTTGCTGCAAACCTCGCAGCCGCGCACGAGCGGCTTGCGCTCGGCGTAAATTCTCGGCGCGTGACCGTGACTTGGTCTGGTTGTACATGTAGGTCGCGCCGATCGCACCCGAACCAAGTCCGGCTAGCAGAGCCGTTGTCCACAGGCCGCCGAGGGCGTTCGGACTATTGCTTGTTTTTTCAAGTTCTTCAAACGCAGCGTCGAGGACTTCGGCTTGTTTGCCGGTCAACGCGTTGAAGTACTCTTTGCGCGCAGCGTCGACCTCGTCAGCTAGATCTTCTTTCTTTTTCTTGTCGGCGATGGAGTTGACAAGTTTTAAACCACCATACCCACCCGCCGCGGCGGCGAGAATGTTCGCTGTGTTGCGGTAACCCTCGTGCCACGAGTTCGGGCTTGGCGCGCTGTTCGACTGCGGAAGCGACACATTGGCTAACGGCCAACTCTGCGAAAGCGTGTTGCCAATCGCCGTCGTAACGGGATGCAGCACCTTATCAATCAATTCGGATGCCGACGCAAATTTAACAGGCGCCTTTTTCTTTTTGCTGCCCGGCGGTTTTGGTTTAGCCGCAGCCGGCGCTTCGTCGCGCAGCAGTTCGGGCACGCGCGCTGATTGCAGACCGTTAAGCAGGTGGTACAGGGCGGCACCGCTCGCGGTCAGACCGGCGCCGTACAACGCGCTGTTCAAAATTTCTTTGCCGTACACGTCAGGCGGCACGGGATTTTGCGCTGTTTTAAACATAGTCGTTTAACGTTTTCCCGCCGGTGTCATGCCGTAGATTTGATACCACTCCAGCCACACGCGCAAGTGTTTCTTTTCGTCGTCCCAATTGTCGGTGCGCTTCAGAATGCGGTACCAGCCGTTTACTATCTTATCATTTACGTCGTCAAATTCGGCCTTCTGTTGCGTGTCCCAGAGTTCGAACATCTTAGATTTGTAGTCGTACTGCAGTTCGATATCTTCGGTTTCTTGCTGCTTTAAATCACCCGGGTCGCCGACAAACGGGAAGCCGTCCACGGTGCCGGGCCAGTGCAGCCGATTGCCGCTGTGCTGGTCGCCGCCAATCTCGCTGTGGTACTTCCGTGTACTCAACGCGCCACTCGGTACTGCCGAGCCCTCCGATTTGCCTTGGCTTTTTCTGCGTAAATCCGGTATGTGTCAGCCAGTTCTTGGGCTTTAATATCGTCGTCGGTGATATTCGGTTCGGTCATTTTGGCTGCGCCATAACCCAGCCCAGCGCCCGCCAACAAGCCACCAGCCGGAATCAAACCAGCCGCCGTCCCAAGACCGCTTACAGCGTCGTGAACACCGCCGCGAATCAGACTGCCGCCCGCGAGAGCGGCGACACCTGCGGCAGGAATAGTCCACCACCAACTCTGCTTTTCAGCGGCACTCTTAATGCGGGCGTCAAGGTGTTCGCCGGTCAGCCCCTCTTCGGCGCAGCGAGCAAGGAAACCAAGGCGAAATGCTTCTTTGGCTGTGACGTCCATGTCAGAAATCTCCGGGCAGAATGAGTTTTTTGGGGGGCGCTCCCACGGTAAAGTCGGGCGTGACGTGCTTGCCGGTGTCTGTACCAAGGGGTAACGCCCCCGGCAGATCCGACTTAAAGTTAGCACCGTTCGCCATGGATATCTTACTCTTTCGACCCGGACGATGTCGCATAAACCACGCGTCTACCTGCGGGTCGTTTCGGTCGCCCTGTTCTTTGGCCTCTTTTGTGCATTCCAGCATATTGTCGATGGCCTGCTGTAGCTCCATCCGGTCGGCGGTTAACCACGCCGCTTTGCTGGGATATGTCGCGGCCATGTGGCGCAGCCGCTTGGCCTCGTCCGCAAGAGCCTGCGCCCGCTGGAGGAATTCCTTGCGGGTCAGCACGAAGAACTCGCCCGTTGCCTCATCGTGCAGACAGACGAAGCCGTTTTTGGCGTAAAACTTCAACCCGCGAAACGTAAAACACTTCCCTGTGGCCGCGGCCATGCAACACCTTATTTAGAGCCAGAAGAGATCCCGGACGGCGAAGTGGATTTATACCGCCCCGGGTCCGATTTGGGTATCTTGCTTTCTGTCTCTAACATGGCGGTGGCCTGACAGGTTGGGCACTTTGACCAGCCCTGTCCGTCACCCGAAGGAACCTTGCCGGTGCCTTTGCATGTTCCGCAGTTTGGGTCGATGGGGCGGACGTTTACCGTCGGCTTGCTAGGTAATAGAGCAGCATAAGCAGCCTCTGCAGCGACCATCCCGACATAGTCTTTTTCGGTCGGTGTTGCATGGCCAAGCCCCCAACCAAAGAGCCCACTCAGCAGCGCAAATAACCAGTTGAACATATGCGTGTTTCCTAAACAAAATTGCTAATTAAATGTTGCCCAGCGCGCCGTAGTTCTTCAATTTCTTCGGCGGCCAGCCGTTCACGCCGGAAATTGCAATCATGTAACGGTTCTTGATATCAGACCACTTGACCCAGAACGCGCCGACGGGGATGTCGATCATTGTGCCAAAAATACGCCGACCACCGGAGTTCCAATCACCCCAACTTTGCTGGAGCATGACCAGCGGCTCGCCGTACAGTTTCTTGATTACATCCCGGTCGTCCACGGCCAGATAGGCCATCGCGTGGGCCCAGCCCTTGGCTGTTCTCTTGGAGTAGCCGTTAATATCTTTTTGGTCTGAGAATGACTCACCACCACAGCTACTTATACAGTAACCGTTATGCAACAGGTCACGGAGCGCTTCGTACTCCTCGACCTCGGTCAGCGTCTGCACCAGATGGTTCTTACCGATCTTGCGCCACGATTCCGGCGGTGTGCGTGAACCGTAAATGCCAGCATTGCGCGAACTGTATTGCGTAAAGTCGACGTCAATGTCGTCGTACTTCTGCCGCAGCCACAGGCCAGAGTCTTTTAATACAACCTGCGCGGCCTCGGCGCACGACCAACCGTCTCCGCCGTGCCGGCGCCAATTGTAAATCGCTTCCGTGCTGAGCACGCCGTTTAGCCGACCCGTGTCGCTGACTTCCGGTGCGCCTTCTAAGCGACCGGATTCACTGTCCGGTTTGCCGCTGGTGATTTCACAGCACATCGTGCCTAAACACGCGTTCCGCTGAGACCAACTGACGCAATCGCCGCGACCCTGCGCTCCACCCGGGAGGCAGTCCGGGTAGAGTTTCAGGATCTCGACAAATGGAACACTTAACTTTCCTTTGCCCGACTCTTCGAGCCCATATGCTTCGCATGCCATGGCTCCGTCCGGGATACCGCCCGCGGCCTTAATTTGATCGCGGAGGGCCTCGGCTGCCTCGGGATTTGAGTACGCCCCCACAAAGCCTTTTTCATACGCTGCCATAACGTCGTAGACGTTTTCAAAGAACTGCTCGGGAGCGGCCATGACATATCTCCGTAATTAAATCAGTTAACCGTCTCTTCGCCGACCAGCGTGACGCCCAGTGCGCCCGGCTGCTGCGGCGGAATCGTATCCGTCGCGGTAAACGTCAACACAGCCGGCTCCGACTTGTTGCCGGCGTCGTCAACGTCCACAAGCGTGACCACCACTTCGGCGTCTTGCGGCACCGAAAACACGCTCAAATTCTCGGCGGCGGAGGCCGGCAGTTCAGTGGTGCCCTGATCTTCGCCATTCACGACCAGCGTGAGCAGCCGGGTCACAACATCGCCGTCAACCGGCGCCGCAGCAGAGAGACTATACGTCAGAATATTTGCCATAAATTCATTCCTTAGTTTTAACACACTCAGACCAACTGGCGTTGCCACCCAACGCCAGCCGGTGCGTAGACACACATAGACTACGCACCACAATATCACGCACAGCAGCATTACGCTGTTAATGCTGATTTCCATTTATCACCTTGCTGAATTTGCAATTGTTTCGCACGCAGTAACCAGCTTCTGCTCAATTTCAGGTGTCACGGCGACCACGTCATCCGTGCCGATGGCGCTGGCAAACACCGCCTCGATAGCTACGTCCAGCCCTTCATACTTGCCCGGAGTTTCAATGGCCTGCTGCAGGGTGTTCGCCTGTAGCAGCGCCCACTGTTCCGTCGTCGTGATCAGCTTCGCGTCGTTCCGCTTGAGGATAAATGCCAGCGCGTCGTAGATCCCAACAATGCGGCTGCGATCTTCAGGCGTGGCGTTGGTCAAGCTCTTGACGATGGTTGGATCAGTGACAACAGGGCCAACTGGAGCGTTAGGCGCTACGGGTGCGGGCTGCGGCCGTGGCGACGTAAAGCCGTCGGGAAACACCAACGATAGGACCAGCAGCGCGCCGGCCAGCAACGTTAACCTTGCCATGCAGTTTTTGCAGTTCATACAACGCCCTTTGAGGGTTCCTTATATTCCACGAGCACCCGCAGCAGAACCGTGCAGGCTTCTACGCCGTCGACGCACTGTTCGGCTGCTAACTTATCGCGCAATTGTGTAACGGCCAGAATATCTTTCACCAACGCCACGGCCACCGACTGCTGCACCTCGGGAACCGTTGACTGCGCGCTTGGTCCAGTCGCGCCCGCTAACGCCCGCACGCCTGCTAACAGTTGGGTGCGGTACGTCGCGGCCACGGCGAGCGCAAAAATACCGGCGCAGATTAATTGAAACTGTGTCATAAAACCTCCAAAATCAAGTCTGGGGAACAAGTACATACGGTCGACCATTGATCATGATCGTGCCGCCAATTTTTAATCCCGCATCCTTGGTGATGGGGTATTTTTTGGTGCGCTTGCCGTATAGTTTCACGATCTCGGCAATGTCGCCCTTCTGCGGCGCCGTCACCTTGGGATCGTAATACGGCGCCATAAGGTTGCCGTCGTTCAAGTGCGGCAAGCCCAGTGCGTGGCCCAGTTCGTGGCAGATCACCGCCACAGCCATGTTGAAACTCCACGCCTCGGCTTCGTCGAACATCTGGTCGAGTTGAATATTCTCCGCCACACCGCACGGCAGTTCGCTCCACGCGAGCGTGCCGCCGCGGTCGTCGAGCCCGTGCTTCTTGCCAGTGCCGGAACGAGCATAAATGTTGGCTTTGCTCGGGCTATCCACCGGCGTCGGCTCAAGGTTGCAAACCTCGGCCCACTGCGAAAACGCAATGGCGTACGCTTCGGCTACCTGCTCTTTGGACATTCCGGAAAAATTAAGCTCTTGGTAGTACGAGACCTTTGCCATCGGCCATTTGCAGACATGGCCGGGCGTCGTGAGGTTAAAGTCGGGAAGGCCGCAGCGCCGACGAGCAATGCGGTGAGCGGTCGTGGGGCCAACTGTACCGTTGGGCTCCAGCCCATTAAAGAGTTGGTAGGCTTTGATTGCCTGCGCCAGATCTTTCCCGTCGATCTTCTTGACCTTAGCCCACGGAGTATCGCCGAAGTACCCGAGCGCGAAGAGTTTGCGCAGGATTTCGGCTGTGGGGATGACGTGGTGCGGTTGTTTTTGTGCGGTTGGCTTCCGTGCCATGATGCGCGTCCTTGCGTGTCTGCGTTAAGCCGGCTCTCGGGCCATCGCGATCAGTTCGTCGATCGCGGCGTCGTCAGCGGTTTCGCTGATCTCGTAAAGCGCGGCCATAATCGGGTTGGGTTGGTTTTTGTCGTATTGCTGGTCGGCGCAGCAGTCGCGCCACAGGGCGTTGGCCCGGCGGCGCAGCCGAATCAGTCGCCGGGCGGGCAGCGACCGAATATCGCGCACGTCCTGTTTGATGTCTTCTGGCTTGCGGTCGCGGCAGTGGATAAACAACTGCACGCAGATCGAAATAATCATGACAATCAGAAACGGATCGAACTGCACCGACGCGTCAGAACGAAAAGACAATTCCTCCGAGAGTTTGTCCCTTACGCGCCGTAACGCCGGTGAAGCCTCGATCCGCTTCTGAATGTCTTGTGCGTCCATTAACGGTCGGCTCGCAGTCTTTCAACCGCCACCGCTTCCATGTACCGATATCGCGCGTCAACCATCTGGGCCCGCAATTCTTGCCGGCCAGTCATAAACTTCCAGATCAGCGCACTGTTGAGCACAAGAACCTGCGAAGCGCCCAGTACAGCCGTAATCGCCTTCGTCAGTTCCTCGGCCTGCGACATGTTTACCCAGCCCAGCAGCACGGCTACGGTGACAAGGTTGCCAACAGCGCCGATCGCCACGGTCCAGAACTCGGGAGTCATCCATGTCATCAGTTTTGTCGTGCTAGCGTCGTCTGCGGCGTCGTTTAATACACGCAACTCTTCGCGCACGATGTCGATTGGTTTCTTCGTTGCCATGCTCGTTCTCCTTGATAAGTAAGATACCATATTGTCATTATTTTGTTGTGAATAAACAAGTCTAACGGCGCATACCGAGCATAGACGGCACAATGGCGTGCATCATACCGCCCCATAAACCCATGTCTTGTAGTTTGGTCTGGCCTTCCGGTGTTAATCCGGCCAGCGCCGACAACGCGCGGCCAGCAATGTTTGCTGTGGCCAGCCCCACGCCAGCCGACGCAATACCGTGAATGACGTCCATGGGGCTAATAATTGGCGACCGTGTGCCGGCGCTCAGCCCCGTCATCAAGCCCGCAGTGGCGGCAGCATACGCGGGCGGCGTATGACTGTCAAAGCCGTGTGTCATGCCGATGTTCGTGTCTCGCCAGACGGCTTGATTAAACTGCTGCACCGGAATAGACGGCGTATTTAAAGCACCGCCACTCCACCCCGACGACGAAAATGCGGCGACTTTGCCAGCCGCCGCAATTGTTGCGGGCGGGGCGTCCACGTGATGCGGCATCGGCCGGTCATTGATCTGCGGCACCGGTGTGTCGTTCGGAATAAGAAAGCCCCGCATCGTGTTTGCCACCGGCGCGTTCCAGAATTTGTGTGGCGGCATGGTGGCGCGCGCATTGGTGTAGGCGTTCATCGCGCCAAAACCAGCGCCGCCTAGTAAGCCCAGTGCGCCCAGCGTGCGCCGAAACTTGCCTCGTTCCACATAGCGCTCAGGAAACAGGTTCTCGGCTAGTGCGCCCGCGCCGTAACCCACACCGCCCGCCACCAGACCACCGACGAGCGCATTGGTCAGCGGCGTCGGGCCACCCAAGGCGTTCTGCGAATAATCGAAAAACTGCGTCAGCAATGGAATGCCCGCGCGTTTGACAAGAATTTCCCGTTCGGTGTTCGGCTGGGCACCCGCGTCCAGAAACGCCACCGCACACGAGGGCATGTAGGTTTTGTACGTTTTGGTGTACGTCTGCGCTGCTGTTTTTGTCAGATCGGCGCCGTACAGGGTCACCAGATTTTCAGCCGGCTGCCACGTGACCACAGCGGTATCTAACAGCCGGGTATTGTCTCCGGCAGCGGCGTAGTGCGCTTCTTTTACGGCCAGCGCCACGGGCATGAGTTTAACGACGTGCGCGGGCACAGCCTGCCAAGCATGTAATTCAGCGTTATTTAGCACGGCGTTCACCAAAAATAGCCAGCCACAGGATGCGCAAAAACAGGCCCGCTACAAGCGCTGCCCAAGCCACCATGCCGCTGATAGCTAAAAAAACGATAATTGGAATGAGTATGGCCAGTGAGCCGAGTTTCTCTACTGGAACGCCTTGTAGCGTTTTCCATGCTTTTAAATAGTCTATAACGCCCGGTGCGGCGGGCGGTGCTGGCGGCGTCGGCGTGGGTTTCGGTTTAGGGCGCCACGGCCAAATTTTGTCGATTAATTGTGTCACCGTGGTGCTCCCGCCATATTTAAAAAGTCGTTGCCGTGCCGTTCGATGATCTGATCCATGACAGCCGGCTGTTCCATCTGGCCATTAAATGCCTGCATGGCTAACTGGTAGCGGTAATTCGGATCGATTGCCGCGCGGTACTGCTGCTGATTGCGCTTGGCCTGCAGCATGAAGTCACCGCGACGCTTCACTTCTGCTAAATGATTCGTCACGTTCTCAAACACCGGCTTGTTGTGATCGTACATAATTGGCTGCCGCAGGCTCATCATGTGCTTGAGTTGATCGCCGTACACGCTGCCCGTATTGGCGGCTTTTACACCAGCGGGAATCGAAGTCCTGTCCGTGTGGAACCGGAACTTGGTGGGCGTATGTGTAATGCCCTGAAACTTCGGCGCCGAGTCGTCAATCACCCAGTCCTGCGGCGCCTGTTCCATCAACTTGCGAAGGATCTGAGCCTTGTGCCCGTAGCGCTTATTATCGGAGTGGCGCTTGGCTTCGAGAAGTTCCTGAATAATTCTGGGGCGAGCCGTCTTCTCTATTTCTTTGACTTTTTTGTAGTAGCGCGGGTCTTCGGACAGGTGATCCTTGGCAATTTCTTTGGCGATTTGACCATTGTTTGTGTGTTCGTGCTCATGTTTAGCTCCTTCGGCTAATGCTTTCTGAGAAATTTCCCGGTCGGGAATATTGTCGGCTGCACCACCACGTAAAACGTCTTTTTGTCCCGCTCGGGAAAGTTCGGCAGTCGCGGCAGTTTTAACTTTGCTGCAGCGGCCGTTTTGTTTGCACGTGCATGTTTCTGGGCACATGCACGGGCCAGAGCAGCAGCAGTCATACGTCACGCTAGTGTCACTGGCGGCTTTCAGTTCGCCGCGGCTGTGCTCTTGTACAGCCTCGACGCCGCCTTTGCCGGTGCTGTTATTAAGCAACACGCCTTTGCGGCGGCAAGCCACCGTAATATGAAACGCGTGGTCGCCATTGGGTAGCGGCGACAGGCCGTAACTTTTACGGATGTCGGAGAGTTGCGGGCTTGAAACCTGAATCGCCCAGAGTTTGCTCACACCCGCAACGTTTTTAGGCGTGATTTCTTTCAGCGCGCCCAGCGAGTAGCCAAACATGTGGCCGCGCTCGTTAATTTTACTTGCGCCGATAGCCGCTACTTCATCCGCCGTCATGACCGAGATGTGCGCGTTTAAAATATCGTCGGCAACATTCGGCACGTTCATGGCGCCAGCAGTGGGCAGTTCGGCGCCCGGGGCTGAGAGCGCGTCGTACACGCCCCGCACGAGCGCATTGGGCACCGACAGCAAGAGCCAGCCCGATTTCGAGACATACAGGCGGCCGGCGAGCGGATGATTCGTGCTGGCTTGTTTATTGCCCCGGGAAAGCCAGCCCAATGCGTTGCCCGCCTGATACGCGGGGTGCAGCGGCAGATATTCAGGCCGCCACGCAAGAGGGTCAAGGGCTGAGAGGGTGTCCATACCGGGCCTGCTGTTATATGGCTGCCTGAGTAGGGCTCGAACCTACAACCTACCGGTTAACAGCCGGCCGTTCTACCATTGAACTATCAGGCACTGTGTGTCATTGCGCCCCGACATGAAGACTGCCTGACCGTTCGACAGCCGCGGCATGTTCGCGTTTATGCTCGGCGGCAGCAATGGCTGAGATCAGCAGCAGGACGGAACACAGAATCGAGGCGGTCCATGCCAACACACTCAGCCGATTACGGGCGATTTTCGTCATCTCAGTAGTCTCCATCGCGGTCGCGTTCATGAACAATGGTTACCTTAATGCCGGCGCCAGACAGCAATGATATTAACAGATCGGTCAGCGTCGAGCCACCCATCCCGGCGACCACGCAGATCCCGATTAAGCCGTACACGTTCTGGGCTTCTCGGTAGTTCTGATACCAGATCAGTGCGATGGCCAACCCCAGAAAACCGGAGTTTAACATGGCGCTGATCACCGACAGTCTAGAAAGTCTCCGGGCAAAACGCAAAAGGGTCGCCAGCCCAGCAAAACTGGCCGCCCCAGACGCGCTTGCGAATACCGCCAAAGCATGTAAATGCTCATCGTTCATAACTGCTTGCTGCGCCTGTACTTGTTGCATTTGTAAAGTTTGTGCTGGAAGCCCTCGCGATCCCCTACCCGCGAGTCCGACTCCAACCGTAGTTGGAGTTTAGCGACGACTTTCAAGAGTAAATATTACTCCGTGTGGCATTCGCCGCACCTCCGCTCGTGCTCACGACTTAATCTGACCACGACGCCTGCAACCGAAAAGGCACATCCCTGTGCCAACCCAGAAGCCCTAACCAGCCAGCCACCACGGCCAACTTCCAGCACAAACTCAATTTTAACAGCATTATCTCTTTCGAGATAATTCCGAATAAAACCGCCACGGATTGTCAAAGAACAACGTCAATACGGCTTAAACGTACAGCGCCGGATTTCTGATATCTAAAAAGGGGGCCGCCGTCACAACACTTTCGCCGCAATCAAGCATCCGCGGGCCACGGCGTGCAGCGGATCATTCGCGTGACGCACCTCTTTAACCGGCAGCGGAAAAGAATTCTCTGCTAATTTCTGCTGGAAGAGTTCGACGAAGCCCTTGGCGCGGCTCGTCCCGCCGGCGATCACCACGGGCAGCGGCTGCTTGAATTTCGGAAGAAGTTTGTGCCCCGTCATCGCCGCGGCTAAGTTCTTCGTGGTGTAGTCAATAAGGCGCGCGTAATAGGAGCCCACGGCCGCCAGAATCGGATTGTCATTGGGCTGGCCAATGGTGAACGCTCCGTGCTCTTTCTCAGCCTGCACCACGCTGTCGGGTTCGCCCAGCGCCACGGCGGTCATGCGGTCGATCCAGTCGCCCGACTTGGTCGTGCTGAACATAACCGTGGGCTCGCCGTTGAGCATGACGCAGCAGTTCACCATGCCGGCGCCGCAGGACAACGCTACGCCCGTGTAGTCATCGTGTTCGAGTTCCGAGTAACAGATGGCTTCGGCTTCGTTAATGGCGCGGGCTTGATAGCCCCGCTCGGCCAGAATCGCCTTAATCACGTCTTCGTGATAACCCACGTCAAAGTCCGTCTCGTCTTGGTCGACAGGCTGGGCGGGAATGCAGAACACCAGTTTCTCGTCTTGACTAGCGGCGTGGCCGACCACCTCCTGCAGAATAAACGCCAGCACGCGCTTGGCTTCTTTTTCATTGGCGTTGACAACTCCTCGGTACATTGGTCTTTTTACCGAGGAATTGCGCTCAACGGCTTTCTCGATGGCATCTTGGCCCAGAATAATAAACGTGCCGTCGGGGTCTTTCACGAAGACTTTGCCCTGCAGCCCTTTCTCGATCATCTTCACGGCCACGGGCGTCGTGGGCTTGATCATGAAATAAGCGTCACGGAAGTCACGATACTCGACCAGCCCCACGGCGTTCGGATTCGTGGTGGTGTTCTGGGCGGCGTCTTTCGCCAGCACAATAAATGAAGTTCCAACGTCGAGTCCTTTAGCCATGATCAGCGTCCTTTTAATTGAGCCAATTTTGAGACAGAGGCTTGAATATCATCCTCGGTCGTGGTGGTTTTGCCAAGCTCGGCCGTGTCCTTGCGCTCCATGCCCGCGGTGCTAATCGGCGCCACGAATTTGCTGCTATCTATATCGGCCACCGGAGCGCGACTCTTTGTCTCCGCGTTTTCGCGGAGAGCATTCGGGCGATTTTTCTGAAAGAAGCCGGTTGGGCCTGCCGGTGGTTTCTCGGCCAGCGTGGAGACCAGCAAATTCACGCGGCCCATGATGTAACCCAGCGCGAACGCGCCCAGACAGCATAGTAGCGCCATAACACTCATGCGTTTGTCCAACCTTTGTGGGATTTAATGCGTCCGGCTTTCACGCTGCGCATATGGCAAGCTGAAATATCATTTAGTTTACAAAATCGCTTGAGGTTGTGGATGGTGACGACTTCGCCTGCTGGATTAGTGAATTGATATGTTTTGGCATATCTCTCGGCGACCGTGGCACGACCCCGGGCTAAGATTTCCGCCAGCTTGTCTTTTGGAATGCCGTGCACGCCGGTTTTCATTTGATAGGACTTAGACCCGCCGACACTGGCCCAATCCAGTTGTTGTTGTTTGGTCATGTTTACAAAACCGCCGCCGTTTTTGATCGAGCGGCGCAGGGCTTCTTGGCGCTGTTCGTTGGTCAGGCAGAACCGGCCATTGATGTTCCGGTTCAAACACAGATGCAAGCCGAACTCTTGAATAGCCGTGCGAATGAGTTCTGCTTCGGCGTGACTGAGGGCTTTTTCGGCGCGTTTCGTACGGGTCTCGTGTTTGGCGTCCAGAATGATCTTGAGCGCGTCGACTTGGTATTCAGCGTGCGTCGCGTCGTTGTACTGGGCGAACGACACCGACGAACCGAAATAGCTCCAGTCGGCGTCGGGGTGGTTCTCGGTGATGCGGGAGCCGTAATAAAACCTGTACGCCAATGACGGATAATAAATCACGTACAAATAGTGCCAGTATTTCTTGCGCGCAGCCATGCACTGAATCCGTTCAGTGACATGAGCCGGTCAGATCCTTCTAACCGGGCCGCTGTTTAAGGCGGCGAGATATTGGGCGCGGGCGGGCGCCAAATACTCCTCGGATTAACAGCCCCTATTGTAAACACTGGCAGACCCTCACACACATCGAACTGATCTTCTAACTTCTTAAATTCTTTGGGGTCAGTGGCGCCGATCCCCTCGGGCATGTCGTCAATCCAGATGTCGACTTTATAGCCCAACTGTTGCGTGCGCATTCGTTTGGGAGAATGATCACAAAAGATAATTTTCTCAAGCAATTTAAACGTCTCTTCGCCAAACAGCGCGGCTAGTTGCAGCCGGCTATAGGGCGTGTCAGTTCGACCGGTGACGCAGAGTACCGTATGGCCCCGGCGCGCAGCCTGCCGAATGAACAAACGCCAGAATTCAATATCGCTGGTGAACGTGCGGTCGAAGTCGATGGCAATGGTCGTGTGCCGATACGGCGTCACTTCGTCCGCTCCAGCAGGCCGCGAAGCGTAGCGGCTCTCTCCGCGACGAACTCGGAAAAAGGCCAAACCGTCTCCGTTTTTTCTAAGTCGGCCGCGACAATGGCCCACGCAACCGCCTCCCGCTCCTCGTCGGTGAGCGTGGGCTGCGGCTGGCGGTAGAGGGGGACGACGCCGCTCCCGTGATTCTGCGCCGCTACATGCAGCGCGTCGCAGTGAGTGTGGCACAGTGCCGGGTAGGCCGCGCCCCTTTCGACGGCCCACGCGACAGGCTCCCCGTGAGAAACACGCGATGGAACGGACTGCTCATTCTCGTCTGTCACGGCTTTCTCCCATGTACTTCACGGCGATGTACGTCCCGACAAACGCGCCCAGACTCAAAGGAATGAGATACAGCGCATTGTGGGTATAACTCATGACGCCCACCGCACCCAGACTGTACAGCATAGACACTGTAAAG